TAACTCTTGGCTGAATCGAAGATGTCTAGCAGATCCTTGTGTCCAGATTTGATGATATCCAGGATCTCGTCGTCAAAGACATGAAACTTTATCGGAACAGATTGTTTGGTGCCAATTAGGTTTATCATGCCATCGACCAGCTCTTCATAAGCCTCCTCAAACATATTTCTATCCCACTGATCGCGGGCGTTTTCGCGCTTTTCAAGTTTGCTCAAGGCTTCTGGTGTTCGACCAAAGCCCGGCAGACCATCGCTTGCGGATATCGTGGTATCAGTCGTACCGTTTTGATTGAGCAACGCACCCTTCAGGAACTGATAGGTTGTTTGGAACTCATTTGATGGGCTAGCGCCTGGATTGACGAAGCCAAAGTCAGACTGTCCATTAGCAGTACGGATCTTGCCACCTGGCTCATAACGCATTAGAGATGGATCAACAGCATCACCCTTATACCACATTGGCGGGAATATCTTGAACTTGGAGAAGTCGAGATTTAGGTTTACGGCCGTGTCGATTGCTCGCTGTAATGAAGCGCCACGCTCAACATCGCCCATACCCCATAGCGAATCAATCAATGGTATAGCGTACTTAAACACAACAGGTATACGTCCAGATTCGTGCGGGTTCTTAATGTTTCGAACGATGATATTTTCAAAGTCTGGCGCGAACGTAATCCAGCGCCCGTTCTTGCCACGCTCATATCTAGTAACCAGAGTAATTTGCCCTTGATGTAGGGTCGCCGCCTCGCCGCGCTCCTGTTGCAGGTTAGTAGTCGTTTCCTTAGCGTCTGATGGTTGATGCTTCTCGGTTGCTTTATCGAGGATAGTCTGGATAGAGGCTCTATTCCAGTCCTTAAACTTCATACGGCTTTGCAGATAGCGCCTGCTGTGGTGGGTAACGATATAGACAGCGTCGCAATCATTCAAACTGGTATTGCCAACCTGCGGGAAGCATTCCGTCGGATTTATCACTCTAAAATCAGGACCGACATAATCCTCGTCAACTCGGTAATCGTACTGAACTGGCATAGCACCGTAGATAAGGGAGTAGTAATCCCACATACGGAGCTTCGTCATGAATGACCACTGACTTTTGGCGTTGGGGATAACGTACTTAGTCCAAACTAAGTCCATCAGCATAGCTTTGCCTTGGTCGCGTCTGCTTAGCGAACGGATACGTCCGGTCGGTAACTGTGCCACCACACGGGAGGATCGTTCTAATATCAGAGAGCTCAAGCTACCTTCGCGAACACGAGACTTAAAGCCTTTCTCGGTGGACAATTTAGCATAGGCAATATCGAGCAGAGCGCGCCACAACTCGTGCGTGTGGATCATATTTGTTCTTGCTTCTTGATAGTCTTTACCTAAATCGCTTGCTTTCATAATTTTTTCCAAAATAAAAAGCCCCCAGATTTCTCTGCGAGCCTCCTGCGGACTTTCCCGCTAGTAGCTATTACATAATTACCATATCATGAGGTTTTTAGATTCTCAAATAAAAATGAATATTTTGTCTAAGAAAATAGAAAACCGCTCTAACCTTGTGGTTTGATCTTGGATTTTATAGACTGATATTCTGGATTTATGCGGCATGTTTTGACTGAGTTGCAATCTATTCTGGCTTGTGTTGTTTCAATTCTGTATGCCCATGTTACTTACTTTCCTTCCGCTTAAACGTAAGAGGACCAAAAGTGAACTCACTCTTCTCGTTAACGCCGAATCCTACTTCTTCAATTTTATACAAAATATCGTTTCTATCTGTATAAGTAATTTTTGGGGGAGCGTATCCGAATAATTTTTGGGCAGATTGCATCAGATCGATTATGTCTGGTGGTCTATTTTCTGTTATCTTTTTCTCAAGCTCAGTAAACATATCCGACGCAGAATTAATACCACGGATATACTCTTTTTCTAGCAGTTTCTGAATTTGTTTCTTCGCTTCAGCGATTTCACCGCCAACCTTGCGCTTCTCACCACGTTGAGCTATGGCTTCATGTTCTCGTCCGAGTTGATATTGCGCGAATAGAATATCATCTAGTGTCATTACCTTTCCTCCTTTTTCATAATATCCTCAAGCGTAGTCCGCGCCTTAAAATACAGCTCATATTTCGCTTCCTCTGGCGCATCGGACAGATCAATCAGTAGATCCATGCCGCACAGTTCGCCAATCTTTGGCGTAGAGTTTTTGCCTTTGGAACTACTTAACTTAGCAACCGTAGTACTATCTATTTTTTCGCTAAGTCTAAATTTTCAAAGATTCGAGTAGCTTCTTCTGGAGTAGGGAGGCCTGTTACGGTTTTCTTCATTTCATTTTCCTTTCTTAACAGTTTATTGGCTTCTGGATCGTACACTACGCTCGCAGAATCTAAATCGCCAGCAAGATCATACATTCCAAAAAAATGAGCATCACGATTTCGAAGAGAGTTTATAGAGTAAAACCTTCTATGCGCAGCTCTACGAATCTCTTCTGCGCGTCCGCTGCAGAGGTGACCGTAGCCAGAGTAATAGTTGTATTCTATCCGCTTATGGCACTTGTCGCAGACTATTGAATTGTCTATGTATGACTTTGACGGGCTCCTATTGATTAGTCTTTTCATGCTCCTCCTTCTGCTTCAAGTCTCTATAGCGCAAAGTTGTCGGTACATGTCGCTGTTCAACCTCCCACAATGGAACTGTGATAATATTATAGACTCTAAAAATACGGCTCTTCGATGAATGAAGCTTTGTCATATTAATAGCCTCATCAAGATCGGTATACGCAAAAGCTTCACCGGCCTTATTCTTGAGCAATTTATGGCCTTTAGAAATCGGTTTTGATACACTAATAAAATGAATAGGGGTGTCGGGGGCAATCATTTTATAACTTTTTCCTTGACTGTCCATCAGTTCCATCGATTGCATTAGCTTATGTCGTCTCTTCTTCTGTTGGATTAACCAGTAGCGAAAACGCTTGAATGATCGTTTAGTCTTTTCCATCTAGATTTCCTTTCCGTCCTTAAAGCATTTCGAGTAGCCCATTTCGCCACCAGCTGTTTTACAGCGAGCTTCAGTGTTCATGTTCTGAAGCTCTTGCTCGGACATTTGAAGTCCCCAAGCAATAAACAGTGCAAATAAAGTAGCAATTACTAAAGTTATTATTGCGGAAATAGCTATGTCGCTCCAACTATTATTAGATGAACTAAAATCAGTCTTCATTTCCGGCCTTTCTTTCTTCGTGCTTTAATCATGGCACGAGTGAGTTTCTTTTTAGTGTGCGGTTTTTTGGCAGACGGATACGTCATCGGCTTGCCGTCGCAGTGAGAACCTCGGCAAAACTCATCGCTTATATTCCGTACTGGTTTACCGCATATTTGACATGCTGGCCACATGGTTAGATCTCCCCTCTCTCGATCATCTCGATAGTCAGCTCTAGCAACGCGTCCAGTGCGGTTTCTGCAACGCCGCATATGTCGCCTATCGGATAGCCTGCGTCGTTGTCATAGGAAGCCATCCATCCGTTCCTGAACGCTCCTTGTCGAATAGTAAGCGTCAACATGCCAAAATCGAAACCGTCAACAATGCGGTTTGGCAGCTTCTCTAGCAAATAGTCAATCGTAAATCTCGGTGCTTGATCAAAAGACCTAGCAAAACTGACGCCTTTGACAACCTCTGGCAGCTCACCCTCTCGCCTGATGAACAATCTATCCTCTGGTGTCCAATGAGGCTTTAGTTCATGTAATCTCTTGCATAGTTCAAATGTTTCCATGCTATATTTCCTCTCCATCCTTAAAACACTTAGTTTGACCAACCACGCCACCAAGCGATTTACAGCGAGCCGACAACTCAGATTGCTTGTCAAAATCGTAGTTGCTTATACTGGAGCTAAAGCCAAGCAGTAGGGCAAAAACTAGCAGACTCAGGAGAGCAACAACAGCATCTTTGGAAATCGACTTTCGTTGACTGTTGATTGATTTATTACTGCTTTTCATCATTTTCACCTCTGCTATTTTCGTTGATTGTTGGTTGATTATCCTGACCAGCAATCTGAATATCATCGATATCAACAAACTCCGCCTCAACAACTGCTGCAATTTGTTGGTAATTGTCTTTGTCCGATCCGGCATAGCCTAAATCTATTTTTACTAAATTGATTTGACCAGCAGACTCGCCTGTAACTAATATGGCTTGATGTTTGCTTGATATGTAGATTAGTTTTTTCATGATTATTTCCTTTCTTATGTCCACAAAATTAGTGGGTTAGTTGACATTAACTGTTTTCTTGATTGATCTGAATATCTCCATCGCAACCTGAGGCACTATTGCGTTACCGTAGGCTTTGATCGATCCGTTTCTCCATTTGGCAAAGCTATAGGAAATTCCGTCCACTTCTCTGGGAAGCCCATCATCCATTCGGGCATTGCAGGTTGCAAGCGCAACTTCTCGCCAGTCTCTGCACCAATCTGGGTAGCAAGATTCGGCATTGTCGTTCCGTTTCGATATTTCGCCATCCTCGCCTTGAACTTCTCTAAATCCTGCTCGGCTTCTCTTGTCCTCGGTGTGAGCAATAATCCAGATCCTGTCCCTACGATGCGGGGCGTTGACGGCACAAGCTGGAATAATAAGCGGTTGGACTTCGTAACCTTCGCTTTCCAGGTCAGTGCACACCTGCTCGAGTACCATTCCTTCGTTCCAAGTAACAAGCCCACGCACATTTTCAGCGATGACCCAGTCTGGTTTAACGTTTTGTATGACTCGAAACATGTTTGGCCACTGGTAGCGGTCATCTGCCGTGCCTTTTCTTCGCCCTGCATGGCTGAACGGCTGGCAGGGGAAGCCTCCTGTGAGAATAGTGAGTGTTTCGTTTTTGTCGCTCCTAGCTCTACTGCACAAGTTAGATCGTCTCTCGGCTTCTGATTCGGCGACACTACTCTTGTGTCTCTGGCTGTTGGTGTCGGCAACAAGGTCAGCGATATCGCCGTAAAATGTCCCGTTCGGCCAGTGCTTTTTAAGGACTGCTGAGGGGAAGTGTTCCCACTCGCAGAAGACGTGTTTAATTTTTGCTTCATTAAATACCTCCTCCAACGCTAGCGAAAAACCGCCTATTCCCGCAAATAAATCGTAGTGTGTTATGCTCATTTGTTGTCCTTATGTTAAATACATGCATGCTGTTTACATATTTTCCCCGTAGAGCGTGTTTTTTAGATAAAACGTTCTACGGGGCTACTATTTTTCCTCCTTTGCGGCATAGAATCCAAACGTGTTAATGAAAAATAGTATTAAATAGAATATTGATCCATCATATTGTTTTTCGACAGCCGCCCAGATCATTGAAGCTGAGGTCGATACCATGCCGACAATACAGATTGTCATGAGTATTTTACGTTCCATTATTGAGTCTCCTAGGAAAAGATTAATATCAAATTATCGTTTAATTTATAGGGCACGGCTCTAGCATCTCTGTCGTTCCAACTGATAGCCCCTCTGGATTCTAGCCAGTCAATCAAACTGGCTATTTTGTCACCTTCGTAGTTTCTTTTTATAAGCGCACCCAACAGAACTCCTCGGAATGTCGCGCCCCGCCACTCCTTTACTCGGCGACTTTTGTAGAAACATTCGAGCCTCTTCTCTCTAAATCTATGAATGTAAAGGATAGCTTCTATTAACACATCCAACTCTTCAACAACAACTTTAACGAAACCACCGGGACGGTCAATACAAATCGGACATTTTTCTAAGTCGTAATACAGGCTGTCGGCCGCTTTTTTGTCTTTGCTGTATAACTTATAACTATCCTCCGTTCCCTCTATGTATACAAGTACTTCACCTTTCACATCGTGTCCTTTCTATTAGCTAATTTTTACCTCGTCTTTAATGACCGGTTTGCCCAGTTGGACACAAAGTGTCGGGTTGTTCCTTACGTCCATGTTGCACATTGGATAAGTCTCTCGACGAGTGATTTTAATGGTTTTATGAAAATATGTTCGTTTTACAGAGTATTTTATGGGGAATATATCGCAAAACCACATAGGCATATAGTTGTGCTTGAAATGTTGCCACGGGTCTTTCGGGAACTGGAATGTTTGAACATCTGATACTTCGTACGAATCCTCGCATAACTTGGTAGACAACACTTCAGAAGAGAGGTTAATTACTAAATCGTCAACGATATCACGGCGTTCTCGCAACTCCATGTTTCGCAGCATATACTTGCCAAGACGACGCTCCAGAACTACTTGAGAACTCTCTAGTAGTACGCTGTGAATAGTAAACAATTCTTGTGAATTTGAATCCTTCACTTAGTTATCCTCCACACCGAGGTAGATCAGCCATTCTCTTCTGTGATTTTTGATGGATTTTTTAACGCTGTCATATGTGTCGAAGTAAATAGCTGAAGGGTATTGCAGAAAGGCAGTCGCCTCAATCAACAACTCTTTATCATTATGGTTGTAATAAGCTGTCCACTTATTCTGATCGTTATTGCTCCAATCCGGCTCAAAGTTTGAATCGCGCATAAGCGTGGCGATAGCCATTTGACGTTCGAGAGCTTTCTCGGCTTCGGCTTCGGTGCGCCTTATTATGCCGAGCTTGTAGCGCTGCTCATCAACATGAGTGTCGGACCAACGCGCTCGAGTAATGCGTGCAAAATCGTCTACGAGACAATAGTCTTCGCCAAACTTCGGCTTCCAATGAATACTGTTCGTTGGCTCTTCGACTTTCTCAAACCAGTCGGCAAGGATATTTGGGAATTTCTCAAGTGTTTGTCTTGCGTAAGCCATAACGCTACCATCGCCGTCATCATAAACCAAAGCACCATATTCAGATATGTAGAATAGATCACCCGCTTTGAATGTTGGTAAATCTTTAAGTAGTTTGTATCGTTTCATGACACCTCCCATTAAAATATTCCGTTATCTTTCTTATTCCGCTTGCGGGACTTGATGATTTTGTCTTTGTACTGTCTGACCTCGCGTTCGCGTTGCCATTCTTTGTCTTCTTGCGCCACCGCAATCTCTGTAACGACGATGAATGCGACGAGCACCACGATTGTCATAATCCAGAACATTATTTATCCTCCTTCGGCTCAAGTTCTTTCTTATTTTTAGCGATATAAGCAGTGCCGTTTGTGCCGCGAACGAAGTTATCCTCGACAATATCTAGCAGTTTCTTAGCATCGTTAGCGTCCATTATGATGAGTTTGTCGTTGGTGGCGTCGGTCATCAGATCTACGTTGTAATCGCGAATTATCTCCTCAACAACATCGCGGGTCATATTGACGGGGTCAAGCTTAGCGAGCCGTTTGACCAGTGTGCGGTTATCTTTACAGAGAAACTCAATGCCTTGACCAACCGTCGGCGTGGTAATAGACAACCTCTCGTCAAGTATCTTGCCATTCTTGCGGGCTTCAGCGACTGACACTGGGTCGTATTGAAACATCGATTCAAACTTGGACTTACTGAACACAAACATCGTATCTTCAAATACTAAAACTTGATTCGACGGGTCTATCTTGAGTGCGCATTCTGACTTCAGCTCCTCCATGAGTCCGCTCGAGACAGTGTAAGACACCGTATTGCCGACAAGTATGCTAGATGGGCGAATATGCTTGAATGTACAGAAGCTTTCGCCAGTCTCTGGGTCAGTGAATCGTGCGCAAATAGCCAGTAGCTTCTTTGCCTCGATTTGATTTAAGTCGAGTAGGTCGATGTCATTTGTATACTCCAGATATTCCATGATCGTTTCAGCAACCGGCACGTCATTTACCTTGATGGCGGGTAGGGTATTCTGACAACCCTCAGATGCCGCATAATCGACAACCCTTACGCCGGTAATACTGCTAACTTGCACTCCACTAATGATGTCGTACAAAAACAGTGCGAACAGCTGATGATTGATTGCCTCGTTATGGTCAATGCGAAATATCTCAGACGATTTGGTGATTGCAAATAGCTCAATGTCTAATTTATCCTTACGTCCGTCCGTTTTGTTTGCCCAGAGAAATACGTCTGGCAATTCTGTTTCTTTAGTCATTTTTACCTCCCTTTATTTCGTTAGTTATCGCTCGCTGTTTACGTTTTCGGCGCTGTTTCTTTCGTAAAGCCTTCTTCGTCATAGTTTGCCGTCCGTTTTCAGTCGATGATGATTACGACACAAGTACTGCAAGTTGTTGACGTCATAGCGTAAATGTGGGTGAGAGCCGCGCCCCTTAATGTGATCAACATCTAGGTTTTTAGTCTCGGTACATCCGGCGACCGCACACACATGCCCAAATTTCATGTCGAGGTATGGCTTCGCAACCTTATCTCGGAACGCTGCCCACGCTTTTGCGTGTTTGCCGCACTGCGATATTTTCTGTCGTTTTTTGAATGGACAGAACGTCTGATAGTGTCTTGTGCTACCGCAGTTCTTACATAGCACCTTAGCTTTATCTGTCGTCATCTGCTTTATCCTCGATTATCGTTGTGATGTCTGATGTTGTAGTAATCTGTTTGACCCTACCGTTAGTAAATTTAACGGCAAAAACGACATCTCCAGACTTGTCGGTTGGCAGGGTCTTGATGTAGTCCACCAGATATATAACTGCTTCTGCCGTGGTTTTGAATCGGATGATCTCCGATGTTTGCCCGCGTATACCCACGGTCTCGCCTTTGTGTCTCATGAGATAGAACGGACCAACTTCACCAAACGGCGTATCGCGTGCGGCTCGCTCTAGGTTAATGATGTATTGTGGTAAATCTAAGCTTTCCAAAATATACCCTCCTTTAATTTTTTATCGGTAAACTACCCATAATACCCTCCATCGCTAAACAGTCCCGGATCAGACTGAGGCATAGAATCCTCAACTGTCGCCTTACGCTCATTGACAAGCCCGTAGCGCAGTGCATCGTAGAGATGGTCTTCACCTGTTGTATCAACGTCCTCGGGTCGTTTAGTGTCAACCACAAGGCTCGGTAGGGTACGAATGAAATGAACACAGTTACTGAATACCTGCAGATATGGCAATCCGTCTGGCGCCAGAGATAACGCTTCATGAACAGCAGTGACTCCTTGAAGCCGGTCGTTATTAGCGGGAGTGAAGTTGATGCCTTCTTCGGTAAATCGATCAGCGATAGTTTTTCCATCATCGGCATTAGCGATATGCTTCCACAGTGATGGGTCGGCTAGCCTAACAGGCAGTTGCTCGTTTGATTGTTCAAGCTGCTTCATCTCGCGTGCCTGGATCCTTGGACCTTTGCCGCTAACATAATATTCGCGGTAAAGATATATCCGTTGACTAATTGGGTCACGTGCTAGCCAAACAGCACCCGCATACGTACCTCGTCCATAGTCATATGCCATCCATCTCGGCCAGTGGTCTGGTATGTTAAACGGCTCGACGACGTGCAGATGTCGCCGCCACTCGCTAAACGCCTGACCAGCAAACAGATCCCAGTTACCATACAGATATGCTTCGCGCTTCTTTGGGTCTGCCATTGTCAGTAGGCTACGCATGTATGACTGTCTGAATGACGCGCTCGGGTGGTCTTCTAGAGTGGCAGGGATAAACATACGCGTTGTCTCGATGTAGTCAATTGAGCCGTCTCGCTTGACGTACGGACGCTTGTCGTAAATTATCTGCTCAGGTGGTGCGGCATCAATGAATCGAGTCTTAACCCAACCATGACCGACGCCACCTGGGTTGCCAGCTGCGAAGACGGTAAGTGGTTTGTCTGGATCGTCAGAACGAACGCGCCCAACGAGGTTGTCGTACCAGCTTTCGTAGAACTGAGTTAACTCGTCGATACCCAACATGTGTATTTCTGAACCCTGATAGTGATTAAAATCATCTTCGTGGTTGTAGTAGCACAAGTAAATCCACGATTCAGTGGCGGTGAAGTAGTAGCCTTTTTCTTGCGACCTAAATATCATGTTGCCGTCCTTGATATATGCACGGCACTGTTTATCTATTTCTCGCATGAGGGTCTTTTTCGTATCCTCGTACGTTCGCCGAAATAGATACGCTGCGTAGTGATCATATTCAAGGCAGCGTGTTACTGCCTCAGCAACTAGTGCGGCAGTCTTTCCTCCGCCGGCAGCACCACCGTAGAATCGCTCAAAAGCTGTCGATGTATGAAACAATGTCTGACGAGGCGAAGCAGTGTAATCCGGTACTTTGACTATCTCTGTCATGATTCTGGCGTCCTCGGAACAGTGTTAATGAACTTAACCTCGCGGTTAGTGTTCTCGGTCTCATATTTGTCTTTGAATCCCCAGTTATTCTTTAAGCTGAATATTACGCCAGCAGTATTAGTGCCAAACAGAGACTCCTCCGCATAGGCTTTAATCTGCTCTTTCGCTTCTTTTATCGTGTTGGAAAATTCTGGATATTTCTCTGAATATGTGGTCTCATAGTCTAATAACACATCACGTGATGTGCCTAGTGCAACAGCTAAACCAGTAACGGTGAGTGGTTTCTGTTTGGTTTTAACTTTGCGGATCACTTTGTCCTGGACGACCTTTCCGTCTTCAATGACAATCTTTCCAGATTTAGGGTCGCGGCGGTCAATATACTCAGTTTGTTCTTCCCAGTGGGGTGCTGCATTCTTAAAGTATTCAAGTATCATGGCGCGCAGTTCGTCGATATCCTGAAACTTCATCGGACGACCGGGCGAGTACTCATATACAGGCTTTGGCGGCTCAGGCGCAGGCTCGGCTTTGCGGACCACCACATCTACAATACGCTGAGCATGCGCCTCAATCGCCACTCTGTTATTTTTCTGAGTCATCGCCATCATCTTCCTTTCCGTGTTTAACTCTTACCGCCACAATCCTCGACTCTGGATCGGCGCTTTCTTCTACGCGGCGCATATGAGAAGGCGAGGAATAACTTCGAATAGTTTGCGGGCGTAATCCAAGCTGGCGAGATAGCTCGTCAGCCGTACCTATTCCTACTATCTCTTCTCCCTTGTACAGGACATACTCGACCGCCATAAACTTAGCCCTCGCTCCGTAGTCTCTTTAGCTCTTTGCGAAGTTCAACAATGGCGCGTTCAGCACGTCTTAGTGCACTCTCAACTCGCTTGATCATTTCGTCTCTTGTCATAGCAGTGATACCTGTTCGTCTTTCTTGATAGCATCCGGATTATGCTCCATCAGCCACGCATAAGCTTTCTCGCGAGCATCTTTCTTTAGGTCGCCAGCATATAACTGTTTAGACAGAATATCGACCTTCGCTTTGAGATAGGCATCATTACGGTTGTTAGTAATTAACGTGTCAATTTCCGCAACCGTATTGCATCTATGGCAAATAAGCTTATCTACTCGGAGACACTCCCATTTGTGTACGTGCTTGCTATCGTTCATATTTTTTACCTGTCTCTGGCTGCTGCTTGGCAAGGGTGGGCATCGCCAAGCCATTTAACCGTTTTGGCACCAGTTTAATGATTAGCTAACTTCTTTCTCCTCTCGGATGAATCCGCCCTGCCACTCCCGGCGAATAATTCTTGAATGGATATGGTAAAAGCTTTTCGCCAGCAGTCTTTTATAATCGCGCGCATCAGATCGGGACCGAAAGGTTAATGACAAGTCTCTTGCTTCAAAATCTGGCTTGACGTGCCACTCGGTATAATCTTCGTCCTCACTGCGAATTTCAAGCTCAGGCTCGTCATCTTTCTTTCTGGATAAAAGCTGTAAGATTCTCATTCTCGGATTCCTCCTTAAGTTTCGATAGTTATTCCGCCGTGCTCCGCCCATATCTTGGATGCACACACCTTCCAGACGTACGAATCATCCTCGCAGAGATGATCCAGAAACGCCTTGACCAGATTGTCTATATCCGGTTTCTGCTGGTGTGGACGTCCATTCATGGCTTTACGCTTCTTGTTTGACCAACTTTTTGGCATGGGCAGAGCAAATTCAATCGTAAACGTTTCAGGCGGCTCATATCCTGGCAATTTCAGTCTTAGCTCGTCGCCGTACGCTCGATAGCTCATTACCGACGGACGCTCATTCCACTTATCGCTTCTCGTCATGCGCGGTTTGCTAACTGGTGTGATACTGATATGCTTTTTCATCTCTTCTTTTCACTTTGCGAGCGAAGCAGAGAATAAACAAAGACAGTCACATCAGTAATGAGAATTGCTCCGAGGATTTGTGCAATCGGTAAAGTTCCGATTGCGGTTTCCATGTACTGGACTCCAAAGAGTTTTATTCCCGCTACTATCTCTGCGGCGCGGACCATGATAGTCCAGGCATTGTCTAAAAAGACAGTTACGTTGTTGATTGCTGTTTTAAGTTTGCCCATAGAGTTGATCTCCTTTCCGGCTGTTTTTGTTGTTTA